CGCCATGTAAGCGTGTAAAACGGTCGATAAACTTTGAATTATGTGCATTACCCAAAGATTGTAAGTGATCGTTATCAACAACTCGTAACTGATTTTTTCCAACTCTGCGCACTACCACATTATTATTGAATAGTCGTTTTAAACGACCGAATAATGATTTGTCTGCCATAGTGTGATTATTAAATTATTTTAAATAAATATCTATTTTTTAAAGAAGCCATGTTAAATCTTCATCTTGACCTTTTTGACCGGTGCTCATTGTCCAACCGGCTTGGTTTCTAGACCCTGCATTAGCAGAATATACGCCATTTCCTTTACCAAAATAGTCTAAAGTTTTCCTATTCAATTCAATGCCTTGTTGTCTTAATTTAAGGGCTGTATCTCTTATCCATAATCCAATACAAAATGATAAAACAAGGTCATCATTATAACCATGTTGTGCTTCTGCTTTTGAACCATTCCAAATAAATACGAAAAGCTCTTCAATTAATCGACGACTACGAATTACCGGAACTCTTTCTCTCATGTAAGTGTCTAATTTGGAAATTACCAAAGGACGAGTACGAGAAGAAGTTGTAAATCCAGGAGTCATTTGTGATGTATCTTTTAAATCTACATATCTAGCTAATTGTTGAGATACATCTGATACTTGACCATCTTTAGGAGAATAGTATAAATTCTTATAGCCTCTGTCTATTGCTACTTGAATAGAAGCCCAACCTACATTGGCATTTTCAATTACTAATAAAGCATCATTGTATTCTGTAGCAATATTAACTAGAAGATTTCCATAATCTTTAGTAGATATTTGGCCTTTGAATTCCGCTACTTGCGTTACTGATTCTACATCAATAACATGAAATGCAGAATAGTCAGCTCCATCTCCACGAGCAACGTCCGCTACTACAATATAGTCTCGAGAATAATCTGGTTTCTCCCAAATCCATAAATTTTCAGAATCTCTTTTTTCTATAGGATCTTGTATTGTAGTTTGATTATACCATTGTAATAAAGCACCATCAATTACAGTATGTCCAGAAGAAATAAAGTCACAATCACATTCTTGAGCTGCTCCTTTAGGTCCTAATAGTTCATCTTGTTTATCTCTCCAAATTTGATTTCTATCAGGATGCACTGACCAATGCAATCTAATAGTATTAAATCTATTTCTTTTCTCTTCAGCTCCTACCCATGTTTTATGGAAAAAATTACCAGTACCATTAGGAGTTGATAATATAATAGCTCCACCTCCTGTTGCTAGCGTTTGCTGTGCTGATATCCAAATTTCTTCTACATTGGAAATAAACGCAGCCTCATCTATAATCAATAAAGACAATGCTTCAGAACGACCAGAGTCACCTGATGATGAAGTTGCTTTGATTTGAGACCCATTATTTAATCTGAGTGATAATTTATTATCTTCTGCTGCTGGTAATTTAAGCCATGAAGGTAAATTTTCATACATGACTTTTACCTTTAATACTAGATTTTTTGCAACTTCTTGTTTAGTCGCAATTACTAGGATATTTTTATCCCCAAAAAACGTCATAAGCCATAGTGCATAGCCTGCACTTAATGTAGAGATACCTAGTTGCCTAGATTTTAATATGATGTTATAATCGTTGTCTCGCAGGTCTCTTAATGCGGTCTCTTGAAATGGATATAAGTGAAATGGAATTTTACCTTTTTGAGGATGTTGGATCTGGCAATACTTTTTCATAAAGTGAACCGGATCCTGTAAACATTTCTTGTATTCTTCTCTTATAATATCCTTTAAGGATTGTTGACTCATAACTTATTTTTTAAGTGAAATCTTCCAAAGCATAGAACCTTGGATATATGTATTTAATTCAGAATTTGTTCCAATTCCTAATCCATACATATGGTCTTTTTTAGTTTTTAATATTGCATTAAATCCTATTGTAGTGTAACTAGGTTTTTGAATTCCTAATGAACCTCCTAAATATAATTGAGTTCTAGGTAATTCTTTTAAATATGTTGTATTGTTAATTACAGTTTTAATTATTTGTGCATTCCATTGTCTACCAACTAACCCATTTTTAGTAATGCTGTCTATTACAGAAACATATCCTAAACTATCTTTTAAATTTAATGTATCTTTGTAAACGTGCATTGCAAAATATTCTTTAATAATTGCAGCTGTGTCAGCGTTTGCAGGAATTTGAATATATACTGGAACATCTCGATAAATGTCTTTTCCTTGTTTATAAACATTGTGATTAACTGATACTTTTACAGTATCAATTTCACGTTTAATTACCTCATATTTTTTTCCATCAATTTTTAAAATTTCTTTACCATCTTTTGTAGTGGTTGAACAAGAACGTTGTAAAAAAATCACTGCAGCAAGTACAGCGATTATAATGTAAGAAAAATTCTTTTTAATAAATGTCATAATCTACCTTTTTATTTAATATAAATATAAAGGTAGTAAATATTAGGTAATAATTGCCGGGGCTGACGGCGTTACTGTGGTTGCAACTACTGGTGCTGGACCTGCTACGCCGGTTACTGATTGTCCTGGAGGAACGATTACTGTAGCTGTTTTAATATAAGCATCTATTGCGGTTGCTAAATCTTTTGCAAGAGTTCGCTGCGCAGCTGCTAAATCAGTTTCTCCAGTTGTCATTTTTTGAAATGCAGCTAGAATTTGAGCTTCTAAAACTGTGGTAATTAACATAAATTATTTATCTTTTACAGGACCGCCTACAATCCAAGCATTACATGTTCTCGAACCTGCACACTTAAATTTAAGCATTGTGCAATATCCTAATTTTCCAGCTTCTATAGTATTCCAAGCGTCTTTTTCAGCTCCTTGAGTATCATCTAATTCTGCCTCAGCTTCAGGAGCTTCTGGCTGTAACCATGAAGGTATTTCAGCAGCTTCCATTTGTTGTTCTGGCCCTTGTTCTACTGGCTTCTCTTCAGGAGCTACGTACTTTTCTCCAGATGCTAATCCAACTTCAATACAATTTAAAATTCTAGAAGTAATATTAAAAGCGGCACATGAATTACATCTTGAATCCTTAGCTTCTTCCATGGTATCTAATTTCCAAGTAGCCGCTTTATCTTTCCAAAATTTAATATTTGGATTGTTCGGATTCAATGGACCATATCCATATTTGTCAATAGCAATTTGACGATGTTCTAAATTAACCTCAACGTTTTGAGTAGCTACGGGGCACTTTGGTGCTTCGTCTTCTTTTAATAAATCTACTAATTTTATCATATTATTTTATTTTGATAATAGACTTTTTAAGCATATTATCTAATTTTTTATTTACTGATTCTTCTTGTATATACGGCTCATTATAATTAACAACTCCTTTGGAAATATTTTTCATTGCATTAACTGCATCATCAGTCTGAGGCATTACATCTCTTTTAGGTGCTCCGGCTACTGGCTGTGATGTTTTTTGCATTGAATTAATATTAGGTACTACAATACCATCTGCAATTCCTTCTGCTTTATTTACATTTGCAACTTTAGAACGAAATCTTTTAAATACATCAATACACTCTGGAGTGATATTTTTAATAACATACTCACGAACAAATTTAGCGTCTGCTTTTAAAAGATTTTGACCTTGCACGCTTTGAGTTGGTACTTTACCTAATTCAGCTGCAATAGCTAATTGTACTATCTTTAATACATCTACAGGATTTATTTTAGGTCCTACTAAATCAATAGCATCAATTACACCTCTGGAATTCATAGCATATAACTGACTCCATCTATGATGTCCGTCTATAATATATTCTCCATTGTAAGTTACAATTGGAGCTTTAATAGTTACTGTGTTATTTCCTAAACAATTAGCTAGAGAATCTGCTTTTGTTAATGGCCACTTCAATGACCCATTAACATCAATTTCATTTTGAGTAGGTCTTAAATCAGTTACTTTAATTGCTTTTGAAACTGCTTTTAATAAATCATCTGTTTGGTCTCCGTCTGTTCTGCCTGAAGTGATAAATGCTTGCACTTTTTTATCAGACGCTAATGTACCTAATTTAGCAACAAACTCTTCATAGTTTGAAACTTTAGTAATTAAATCTTTTACTTCTTCAGCTGCTTTATCATCTGTAGCATCTTCGTTAATTACTAAACCTGCTAATTTTCTAAGTCTAATAGATTCTTGTATTAATTCGGTTTTCATTATTATTTTATTTTTACCAAGCTCTACATGACCAATATCTAGCTTTCCACCTAGGTCCTGGATTTTCACAATTATGTCTTGCTCTAAAAGATTTTCTTCGAGCTGGATTGTTCTTTTTAATTTTCATTCCTGGCTCACCAAATCCTACTTTTACTACATTTCCTTTTTCATTTCGTACATATACTGCACGCTTTCTAGGACCTCCTGGAGTATAAAATGGTTTGCCTAATTTTACTTTTCTGCCTTTATATTCAGATTCCTCAATTACCTTGTTATCTTTTTTTTTGACTCGATATATAATTCGGTTGAAGATTCTTTAGGCATTTTCATTTTTTTATCATAATCGCCCATTTTAATTCCTTTTTGTTGACTCTTTTCTCCGAATGCCATCATTTCCAAATCCTTTTCAGTTTGTCTAAAATCTTCAATTTCATTTTCAAACCAATCAGCAGCGATAGCACAAGTATTCATTGCTTGAGCTACATCGTCTTGATCTGCATCTGGGAATTTCTCAAATCCTAAATCGTAAAACTCATCCCATGCATCTTCATCTGCTAAATCTTCCAATTTCTTTTTATTAGAAGTAAACCACTTTGAAATTTCATCATGTAATGAAACTGGCTCTTCTACTGCTTCATTTAAAGATTCTTTAACAATCTTTCTAATAGTAGTACGAATAATATGCTC